TATTAACTCCAACTGTAGCCCCCCTCTCCCTCTCTCCCCCCATGTTTAGCACATCAATTATACCCTGTGTCAACGCACAAAACAGTTGTTGGGCGATTAACAGGCTATCGTGAACAGAGCCTAAAGTCTCTGCCCTTCGGGCTTCTATCCTGATCGCGGTGCTTATCTCTTCTTCTGCGCTGAACACTAGCCGTTTGATCGGCTCTACAAGGATGCTTGAACTATGTTCGTCGGTGAACAACATTACATGGCAACTTGCCTTCAGCAAGTTGGCTACACTTCATGTTGTCCAACGAGAACAGAGTTCCAGTAGCATCCTTATTCGCAGATCAAATGTATTAACATACACACACATGAACCTCCGTGCGGATTCTGCCTCGCTTCGCAACATAAAATACAGTCCGTCAACCCCACATGCTCATTCACAAGTGTTCATTTGCGCGTGTGAGGTAATGGGATTATCAATTTTTCCTTCAGAAAAATGGTCGCTATGCTTAATCCCAATGACTGACAGTATTTTCCGTGCATATGTATTGGCATATCCACAAGGTGGTCTTGTGTGAGTATTAATATAAGAGGAAAGACAATGTATACATTAAATAGATTACCATACAAAGAAGGTATATCAACAATAGAGCTAGAAGAAATAGCTACATACGAATCATTTGATAAGGCACAAGATGTAGCCGATGCGCTTGATAAGATACACGAGCTAGATCATTTCTTCGTAATAGAAGAACAAGAGATAGTAATAATATAAAGATATAAGAAGTTCGCCTGCCCCGATGACTAACAATAGTCAAGGGTTCCCTTTGGCTTGCGCCCTTGACTATCATTAGTCTTCGGTGCTGGCCAGAGATATAAGAAACAGTAATATATAAAGGATATATACAATGACTAATTTAATCACAACAATGACTGAAACATATGTAAACAATACAGAACTATTCAACAACAGACCTACGCTATCTGATAAAGATGGTTGGTATCACGCAGATAGCATGACCTTTTTGCGTAAGATGAAGCTACAACAAGAGATACGTTTCTTGGAATATTGGATACCAAGACAAGAACGTAGGCTCGATCAGCAAAAAGGTTGGGTATCACATTGGGCAAGACGCCGCAATGGTGACGAGATCTCAGAGAATAACTACCAAGCATCATTGGCTCAGGCGAAGGCTGACCAATACAACGTAGAGTTTCTTCAAGCCCAGCTAGATGATGCGCAGCTTGCGTATCAAGCAGAGAACGAAGAGGTATATACAACTGTTACTAACTCTAACGTTGCACCAGATGGCGCACCGACAGAGATAGACTCAGAGACAGCGCAAGATCTAGCGTCGCTAGGTATTACGCTTTGATAAAAGATATAATCTTAGGCTTGGTCATGGGTATAACCCTTGGCCTTGCCTTGTTTATTGGTGTGTACTTTTAGAAGACACGCCAAGGAATTGTTTGCACTGCGCGTGTGCTAGTGCTAACATACTGAATAGAAATGGAAAACATAATGGAGAATCAAATGAAAAAAGAAACGATGTTCAACACACCAGATTACGAGGCGTTAGATTATTTGTTTAACACTATATATAAACAAATGGTTTCATGTAATCTACTATGTGACAAGTACATAGATGACAATGATTGTGAGCTAGCTAAAGAAGTTAAAGAAAGCAATCCATTTTCAATTATATCACTGATGCAAATTAAAAACTTTATTGTAACCAACACACCTACAGATGGATGTGATGACTGTGCTTACCTATCAATGGACACTGATGCTGTAGTCAACGTGTGTCCAGAGTGTGCAGAAGAAAGGACTTAACATGATAGAAGTATATGATTGCTTTCAACGTACATGGTGGAAAGACAATGCCGATTGGCCTGATGGTTTAGAACCACACGCTGGTCGTAAGAATTTCTATTTCAGAAATGAGATAGGTAAAGAAACACATGCCTTCTTTACTGAAGAGGAGGCTGTGGATTTTTGCAGACAATGGAACGACACGCATGATGCAGGTCGATATAGCTGCAAAGCAGAGTACCAAGTAAGAGGAACAGGGAGATAACAATGCCTAAATATACAGTAGGAGTACACTATGAACAAGGATTTACTGTGGATGTAACAGCAAGCAGTAAAGAAGAAGCAGAAAAAATAGTAATAGAACGTGTCGAAGATTGCGGCGATGACTGCGAAGGTTTCATTGACACAGTTCATAGAGACTATTTTGTAACAGATGTAATAGAGGATTAAAAAATGGATATAACTATACATAAGGTCAGCAAGATCAAACAAAAACGTAAGATCTTTAAGAACTTTACTGTCATTGAGCTGAAGGTAACTGATACCTATGACAACGATCAGTACATAAGTATGTACTTTGAAAATGATAAACAACTTAAATGGGAGGCACTACCTGATGAAGACTGTACTTAAAACACCGCCGATGACACGGCAGCACTATGAATTTATAGCAGATCTGATGGGGCCAATGGTTGCTTGGCCTTCTCATCTCATAGATATTGCTGACGCATTACAGAAATCTAATCCTAAATTTGTGCGCAAGAAATTTCTTGATCGAGCAACTAAAGCATGGGAGGATAATCAAAAGATAGGAGAGTTAGATGACACAATTCCATACTGAAGTTGTAGCTAAGTTTAATGATTGTCCTGAGTGTGATGGTACTGGCGTAGTTGTATACGCCAGCCTCAACGATGACATACCAATGAGAGCGTGCAGTAATTGCAACGGCGCTGGATTTGTAGAGATGGATGAACTTGACTGGCTTGATTGATTGCTGCATAACCGCAGTATGATACAAAGTTACTGGCAAATTATACAAGATAAGCATAAGGAATTTAATATTCCTTTGCATAAAGTATTCACCAAGGCAGGTCTTCCAACATCAACGTACTATCGCACGTTAAATGGCAGCACTGAATTGAGATATGATACAGCAGTTAAGGTGATGAGAGTGATGGAACTTATGGAAGGTGCGTATCCCACAAGCAGGGACAAGCGTAAACTAAATGCAAAAGTTTCCAAACTATAAGCAAGATACATATGTTACCACAACATATGACGAAATGATTACAAGTCTGATTGATAGACGCAATCAATTAGGTATTTCACAAGAAGGTCTTGCATTTAGTATAGGTTGTACGCCATCATTGATTCACAAATGGGAGCAGTACAAGCGAGTTCCCTCAGGTTTCATGTTCGCTTGTTGGGTAGAAGCACTTGGCTGTCAGATCGAAATCAGCACGAAAGATATTAAATAATCTCACGTATCCGTGTGATGCATGTGATAATCGTACTGAATTTTTTGTGCAGATAATGGCAACAACTAATCCAGCTACCTATCATACTATATGTATGACCTGTTATGAGGAGCAGACATGGCAAACAAAAATAAGTCTAAAGGAATCTACCACGAAAAAAGATTCTGCGAATGGCTCGACAAAATCGGCATCGAAAACTACCGAGTCCCACTCTCAGGTGCGCTCGGAGGAGAGTGGAGTGGTGACATCCACGTCACACTGGGCGGACGAAAGCTGGTAGCCGAGGTAAAGTACAGAGATAAATCTAATTTCCCTAGTCCATTTACTGTACTGGATGGTAGGGACATAGCCTTCTATAAAAGAAAGACAGGCAAACCACAGTCCCTGGTCATTATGCCAGCGGAATTATTTGAACACTTACTAGGAGAGACAAATGGAAAACCAAACGAAGATGATTAAAGCACACCTTGATAAAGGCAATTCAATTACACCTATTGAAGCATTGAATATGTTTCATTGCTTTAGGCTGGCAGCACGTATGCATGACCTTAAAGAAAGTGGCTATCCTTTTATGAAAGAAATGATTAAGCTAGATAACGGCAGGTCTGTTGCTTGCTATACAAAAGTAAACCTCTAGTACGGCTCATGATACTAGAGGTTCAACAGGTAAGAGGACATTAAGAAATGGAAAGACCTAATGTACGCGGACATATTACTACGAGATGTTATTGATTGGCAAGTAAACAATCCTAATGCAAAATATATTTTGATTGTGCTAGCTCGATACACAGATCTAAATGGTGAATGCTTCCCAAGCATACCAACTTTAGTTAAGACTACTGGCCTCAGTAGAAGCACAGTTATACGTGCTATCAACTGGTGCATAGATAACGATTACATAACGAGAAAGTCTGGACGCACTGGCGTAGCTAGTGTGTATAGATTCAAACATTTAATGGAGGATGATATGAAAAAGACCAGTGTCACACAGACACCCCAAGTTATATCTAATGTTATAGATATTAATAGTAATAGTAATACTACTTGGAGTGTCACACAGACACTCCCCTTCGATGCGTTCTGGTCAGCTTACCCACGCAAGGTAGCAAAGGGTCACGCTCGTAAGGCATTTGATAAGGCATGTAAGATTGCAGACCCAACTGCAATTCTTACTGCCGTTAGAAAATTTGCTGATGCTACTCAAGGCACAGACAAACAGTTCATCCCTCACCCTACGACATGGCTCAATGGTGAGAGATGGGAAGACGACATCGAGGATGTTGCACCTAGCAACAGAACCAACACAGATTTCTTAGATGAAATCATCAATGATATGACGCATAAAAAATTAGCCATAGATAAGGAGTAACATATGGACTACAACCAACGCACCTCAATGATAGGTAACTGGCTACAGGCTATCTTAAAACGCTACACGCCACCATCTAGCATGGATCGTGACACGCTCGGTCAAGAGCTGCAGCTTATTGTCGAGGACATCAACAATAATATACCATCATCATACGAGAAGATAGACCTAGAGGTCACACTAAAAAAGATAGATGGTCACGTCCGTCAGTATCAAGCTTCTCGTACGTGGCCGACAATCAAGACATTCATCATGTCGACGAAGGCAGCTGTCGACGAATACTCGCGCAATACAGAGAGCTTGAAGGTGACATCACAGAGCAAGCTCGACGCAGCTGTACTCATGGTCAAGCGAATCAAATCTGGCGGCGCAATACCAGATTGGATACTTGACCCTGACTCTATCTATCGGCAACGACTGCTGCTAGATACAGATCTTGTCGAGTCTGACTTCAATAAATATCTTGATCCTACTGCAACAATGCAGTAGACAAGTACATATAAGAGGAGAATAAAAATGGAACGTAAAGGATTTATTGGCGGCAGTGACGCTGTCAAAATAATGAACGGCAACTGGTATGAACTGTGGCAGATCAAGACAGGTCGTGTCGAGCCAGAAGATTTGTCACACAA